CTTAGTACATCGGCAAGTATTCTTCTGCGTAATGCTTTGCCAGCCATTGTTGTTCTCCTATCTACCGTGGTTGGGGTGAAAATTATATTTTTTTTCTGCGGCACTTCTAGCGGATACTGCTTCTTTTATATCATCGTAATATCCAAGAATAATTTTTTTTCTTCTGACACCTATTTGCGCACGCCATTTTGACGATTGTTTATCCCAATGCACACCTATAAATCCGCTTTTGTTGGTGCAAGGGCGTTTTTGATTTCTTGCATTTTCCATCATGCTAACACATCTTAAATTAACTATGCGGTTATCTTTTGTATTTCCATTGATATGATCAATTTGTTTATCAGGCCATGCGCCGTGGTATAACGCCCAAGCAACTCTATGAGCGCCGTAAGCTGTTTTATTAATCTTACATCTAGGGTAACCCTGCCCATCGGTGTATAAGGCTGTTTCTTTGCCGGCAAACTTAGTATTCCAATATTTAACACGTTTTTCGACGCCTAACGTCTTTGGCGAAAATTGCTCTTTGGTTCTCTTGAGCCAATACATTCTGCCTGTCTTTGGATCATAACGTATTGTCTTGCGTAAATACTCTACAGTTGGTAATTCTTTTTTCATCGCGGCTATCCTTTCATAGCTATTGCCGTGTAGGTGCATTACTTTTTGCAGTTCAAGTAATGCACCATTATACTTTAAATTATTTTTTTTCGAGAAGCAACATAGGCAATTGTGTGCGTGAGATTATACACACACACTACCCCCGTAAAATCCGTTGACGGGGGGGCTTCCTCGCTGCGCCAGATGTGCTAGTTTCGCCTAAATGGAACAACGCATAGCTCATATTGGCTGTATATTGGCTTATATTCAGCTAACCTATTGATATCATTAGATATACTGTAGATTTACCTGTATATGTCCGATAATGTCTATTATGTTAACTTTCAGTTTATCCGAAACTATTGACTACAGTTTTGCTTTGCATTACGCGAGTGCGCCCGTGCAACGGCGTGCCAATGTGTTGTATCGCACGTTCTTGCAGTATGTTATGCCGCCAGTAAGTCAATGCATGGTCTGCCCGGCTTCCTCAACGACTTGCTCATGCAGCTCTATGAGCGCCTCTGCAAGCGACTGTAGCACAGTCTGAGCCGGCACAGCCGTAAGCCTGTCAGTTATATAATCGCATAGCTCATTTAATTCGTGGTCACTCTCGTCGCTGTCAGAGCAATGTAAGTCTAATGTTAAGTTGATGATAAACTCTGACATATCCTTGCCTTGTAATGTGACCGCGTAGCTTGGAAGAGGAGGAAGAGCTACGCGGTCTAGTTCAGTGGGAAACATGTTGTAAATGCAAAAACAACACGCTTAGAGGGAGGAGAACCCACTGATCATACTATGCCTCATAAGAAGCGTTGTTTCAAGCCTACTTAACCTCATTAGACAACTCGTAAGCTAGCGCCAGATAACCGCAGCCATCGACAGAGCTATCCTGATGCACGCCATTGCGCATCCTTGCAATCTTCAGCAGAGCCATCATGTTTGCCACGTCGTATGCTGAGATATGCCTGCCAAGATATGCCATCCACATCGTCGCAATGCAATTGAAGTTCTCCTCGGCACTTCCGTATTGCCGCGCACGATCTCCCGTAATCAGCAGGTTAGCCTTCGCTAGCACATCAGACCTCACCATGCTCTCCTTACCCATCGCTTGTTCCACCTCGCCCTCGCTCGTTTCACGATTGCCACCAGCCTCACTAACGTCATTCATTTTATTACTCCTTTGTTCCATATTATTTAACCCCGATTTTCCTTATCTCATACTATTCGCTTAACTACATACTAATATACTATACCTAAAGGTATATAGTATTAGTAGTAGATTGGTTACGATATACTAATTGCAATTAGTAGTTTGTCGTGTAAGTCATTGATATTGTTGCTACTAATGCTAATTAGTAGGTAATTAGTAGGTTGCATTTTAGCTCATTTTCCCGAAATCATCGCAAAACCATATATAGCCCTCATTTTGCACAATATGACCTGCACTTGTGAGGCCTGCAATTGACTGCTTGTAGGTTTGTGATGGGTTCGCTACGCCAGATACTTTACCCATGAAATGCTTCTTAATATCCTCCTCTTTAATAACCCAGAACGTGCTAGGTTCAGGCCAACCAACGCCGGCAGGGTTAGACATACCAATGCCCTCGCCTCGCAGCTGTTGGAAGCACGTCTTAAATAATATCTGATTCTTGCCCTTTATGGCTTTCTTATTGGCAGCTTCAACGTCATCACTGCTTGCCGGCACAATCACACATGTAGTCACAGCATCGCCGTCCATATCATGCCCAAGCTCAATTACATTCAACTTAAAGTGAAACTTACGCCCACCCTCCAAGTCTCTCTGCTTGGTGGCTAATGCAGTACGCAAGCCCGTCGCCTCGTCGTATGATAGCTCTATCTCAGTTTCCACAGCAGCCCTCAGTGAGCTATGCCCACGCGCCTTTGCGTCTAAGTTCTTGCCAGAGTGATGCACAAGCAATAGGTGGGCATCAGTTTCACCGCGTATCTTATCACACGCAGATATTACAGCCGTTGATGATGCAGGCGAGTTTTCATCGCCGCCGGGCATTGATCTCGATAGCGTATCCACGATAATCATAGCAATATCGCCATGCGCTCGTTTAACCTCGTCGCACAAATCAATGATCAGCTGCACGTCAGCGTTTTCCTCAAGCAAATTCACTGGCAATGCACGCATTGCTAATTTAGCCTCATGCTCAGGATATTGCTGACGTAAGGCCACAATCCTATTATGCGTTGTCATACCGCCCTCAAGAGCTAAAAACAGCACCACGCCGCCCTTAACCTTATTCCCATGCCAATCTTGCCCGGCAGATACATGCCACGCCACATCTTGCACAAAGAATGACTTACCCACATTGCTTGGCCCATACACCATTGAGAGCTGCCCAGCGCCAAACCATCCTTTGACAAGATAACTCCTGTCTAATTGTGGCATTGCATCGCCCGGAAAGAACACCTGATCGAGTAAGCTCTTCACTTCCAATGCCTTTGCAGTCGCTTCTTTACCTCGATTAACCCACATATCACTGAAGTCCCATCCGCCAACATCAGGCACAATAGACTTCACACCATGATCTGCCACGCATTTTTCAATGGCCTTCATGCCTGCCTCGTCGTTATCACCAGCCACCACTATGCGTAAATTAGGTCTAGCTTCAAGCAGCTCACCTATCACGGCAGTCATGTTGCCCGCAGATAATGCAAATACTGCCGGCCTATCTGTCGCCATATGCACTGACATCGCAGTTGCCCAACCTTCGCAAACGTAAATCAAATCGTTTAATTTACCACCAATTACGCTAAAATTACCAACAACTGGCATACCTGACGAAAATTTCTTTGCGCCTGTCGAATTAATGCTCTGCGTGCCTACACGCTTACCTTTGGCATTTATTACAGGTATATCTAATATGTCACCCTTTATAGACGCATTGCCTAATCCAATCTTTTTCTTAATCAAATATGGATGCGTTGCTTCTGGCTCTGCTTCAGGCCAACTTATTGTATATTCTTTCGTCATTGGCTTCTCATTCTCATCAGGCCATAAACTCTGCCTTCGCAGCGCATCTTTTATGCCGGCAAAGTCTGAACATTTACGGCAGCTAACCATCACTTGATTATCAGACGTTTCTTTGATCCAAAATCGATCTTCACCCTGACATACCGGGCAAGCACCATGATATTCTCCTATGGCGGTCTTTTTCAATGATAATGCGCTAATAATTTTATCTGAATATTGTTCCCAGCTTGCATTTGGAAATTTTGTGTTTTGCATTTTATCCCTTCCTCAATTTATCGGACACGTTGGACATGTCCCGCTTTTGTCTTGTCCTGTCTCGGACATAGTGGACATGTCTCGCAAATGTCCTGTCGTGTCCGTTAGACAAAACCTCGATAAGTTCTGTCTAACGGTGTGATTATTTAAAATGGAATGTCGTCTTCCAGATCATTAGATGCAGCTGTAGGCGCAGCTGGTGGCAGACCAAATGGGTCATGCTCAACACCATTAACAGGTGAAGCGCCGCTAGAATAACCGCCAGCAACTTCAGTGAATGGGTCTTCACTCTCTTGCTTTTCTGCCAGCTCCAACACCTGCACTGCACGTAATCTCAATGACACGCCGTTTAGTGTGCCAGTGTTGTACGGCACGACAGTCACCGCAACATTCACTGTTGAGCCAGATGTAAGCTCGAATCCATCAGGCAGCTTTTTGCGTGATGCATCCACTTGGCGTGGTGGATTTGTAACTTCGCCTGAATAAGCGCCTTTTAACTTAGCCTTGCCTATCCAATCGCCTTGCTTATCATCGTCACGCTTGTATGGCAGGTTTAACGGCTGGTCTGGCCATTTACGCTTACTATTGGCATCCATAGCTGCAGCGTTCTTGTACGCCTGCATACAAACAGCGTTCAGCTCTTTGCATTGCTCACCTGTCAGATTGAATGACA